GGCTTTTAAAGTGTGCCGATTCAGAGATGGCTTCGCTACTGGTTAAGTTGTACTATATTCTGCGTTTACTTGGAGTTACGTACTCGCATCAAGTGGTTGGAAACAAATTTTTGAAACGACATCTGAAAACAACGCTAGGAATTGTACCAACAGATGAATGGAGAGAAACACCATGCACGCAACAATCACTGGTCACTGGCTGTTGTCTTTCATGCGGTAGAGTGAGATCATTGTTCTCCTGCATTCTTTGTCATGTACCACACATATGTCATAATTGCCTATCACTGAATTTACTGATCTGTCCATTTGTTCCAATGAAAAATAGATTTGAAATAACAGCAATTTATAAAAAGAAGGAGAATGAAACTACTTTCACAATCACTGATTTAAAGTTAATGATCGGAAAATGGTTTGATTTGTTGTCAATAGGTGAAAAAAGGCTGGAAAAAATTCAAAGACTAAGGAAACAGAGATTGCATTATGGACTTGGAAATACAATTGATCTAAATTCATTCTTGATTCCATATACTGTAATGAAAATTGAGACCAGAAATTACGTTATTTACGATTTGGCTTATTATGATACTGTGAAATCACAAAATACGAGTTACAGTTTGATTAATTTAGATAAATTAGTTGGCGCAAGACAATTAATTTCTCAAAATAACTTTGAACTAATACAACAAAGGAAATTTATGGGTATGAGTGTAGTTCCAGCAACGTTTACTTTGAACCTAGTAGTCGAGCGAGAAACATGGCCGGTAGAGAATGATTATCCGGTATACTCACAATCTTATCATTATTCGAAAAGAGTGATCGTTCCTTTACTAGCTTCAGGCAAATGTGCATTTGTTAAACGGCAAATTGATGCTGGTATGAGAGGCCTATTCGAACCGGTTTTACCCTACAGGAATCAGTATATTTTAAGATTATTCGTTGAGCAAATGGTTTATGAACATAGATTGAAATTAAATTTGGTTAGGTACCTACCACGGTACGCATTGGAATTTAAGAGACAATTTGGTTTACTTAATGAATATCTTTCTACTTTACAAATAGCAGAACCAATTTCCGTTGCAGAAGCTCTAATTCATTATTGTACACACAGACATTTTAGCATCCAAGATTGTATATCATGTATAGCATCAAATGAAGTAGTGTCTCAATTTCGTGATTGGAAAATACGCAGGTGTAATCAACTTAACCACATCCAATGGGTGCAAAATAGAAAATGTTCATGTGAAGAAGCATGTAACTGTATGTTTCAGCAATTAGTATCAAATGAATACACAGAATATGTATCGCATGATCACTCAGTTTGTGAAGACCAAGACATACTTAGACAATGCAGTAGATTGAGCTATGCTTTTACTGATCATGAGTCAATTACTAATCAGTCACCTCTTATAGATCTGACAGCAGCTGAAAGAATATCAAATTCTTTGGAAACAAATGACTTTGTAGCTTATAGACTACCAATACCCAGTGAATTTCAATCGCCTGAAGAGTATATGGAATACGTAGTATTGAAATTTCCGCAACTACCAGTTAGTGTACTGAACTTAATTGCGTGTGAATGCGAAAGGATCCACAACTGTGTAATATCACTAACTGAAGGTGCAATTAAAGTAATTGATGATGATGGAGTTTCTGTAATACCGATGTTTTAACACGTTTCCAATCAATTTAATACAATCAATATGATTAGTATAAAAATTAAGTAATTAATTAACCGTGTGCGATGCTGAATCGGTGATTGTGTAGTAGCAGCGCAATCAACACGGTTTGACC